AGATCAGCCTCGGTCTCGTGGGCTCGGAGATGTGTATAAGAGACAGGATATCAACTGGTGAAAAATTTGGTGCGCTTGTAGACTCGCCGCGAGAGTTAATAAATCTGCCGACACCACCAAACGCCACCCCAAGAACAGCATCAATAGCAATTGCCTGTCGATCCAACACATCATACTGGTTAGCCATTTCGCTATAGCCACCATCACGAAGCGTTTTTGCAGTAAGCCCACGCTGTGCCATACCGAACGCAATATTTGTACCTGCGGCATAGGCAATATCTGGCGTTGCACGTACTGCTGTTGCTGCGGCGCGTCGCACTGAACTTTCACCCGTCCGCGCAAGCTGAGCCGCCACACCTTCCGCCAGCGCACCACCAGCACGTAACCCGAGGCTCATAGGGATCAGTGTTCCGGCACCAGCAGTAATACCCTGCACTAATCCCGCTTCCTGCGCCGTCCTGAAATCAACACCCTGTGCTGTAAGCCGTTCAAACTCAGAAAAACCCTGTAGAGAAGTTACCGCCGCAGCACCTCCGACCGGACCACCGAGCGTTGTACCGACAACAGCCTGCCCGCCCATATCGAACAACCCATAAAGGACCTGCCCGGCGGTTCCGGTTGTCGCGGCATCAGGCGTCAGCCGCTTAACCTGCTGCTCTGCTAGTTTTCTCTGCTCAGCAATGTATGAAACTGAAGTGTCATTGATCGAGGTGTTTTCGTTAACAAACTGAGCAATCGGGGATACGATTTTATCCATCCCTGCCCATAGCAACTGATCTGGCTTTGCCACCAGCCCGGAGTACAAACCAGACAATGCCGCTCCTACAGCATTGTCGAAAAAACCAACATCGCTGTTAAAGCCAGCTGGATTTGATGCTGCTTCGTCAAGCTGCTGATTCTGGTTTACTGGATTAAGGCCAAAGTAACTCATTGCGGAATATCTCCGGAGAATCTCTGACGCTTCTGTGTCAGATTAAGAACAACGGGAGAACCATCATCTTTCAGCAGATAACCAGTACCAAGTTTCACCAGGTACTGACTATCGCCGTAACTTTGCAAACCATACTGACCAGGCGGTGTTTTTATCCCGGAGCCGACAACTTGTTCATTCCAAGCCTGATTAACCTGCTTATCGAATTGCTCTGCAGACATTCCCCACGGCAAAAGGACATTCCCCATTCCGTTATAGTCATGCACGCCACCTGTAGCTACGTTAACAGCCTGTTTCCAGACATCATTGTCAATTTCGCCTGATACCACGCCTTTTTTCGCCATCACACCAGCGTAATAATCCTTTGCGATCTCGTATGCCATTGATGCGCCCTGAGCGTCACCAGCAAATGCATCCTTCACCATGTCAGAAAACTCAAGGCGAAGATCAGCATCTTTAGGCATCGGAATACCTTTCGCATCATCAGTACCTTTACGAGCCGCCGCGCCAGCAAGAATTGTCTGCGCAGCGGTTTCAGGAGACACGGAAACATCCGGATTAAACCAGTTTTTTTCTGCCAAAATACCACCAGGCTTATCCATCAGTATCCCGGCAACGGCAGCAGATGGAGCGTTGGCACTGATCTGCTGTAGTGCTGACATATACACCTGCCCACCACCAGTGCTCTGCCTGATGGTATCGAGATATGCTGCCTGTTGGGAAACTGGAGCATCACGAAAGAAAACACCGATCTGATTGGCCTCGTCTTTGGAAAAGAACGTCAGTGGAGTGCCATATGACTTAGCAAGGTCACTGACCTGAGCGGCACGCAAGGCAACGCTCTGTCCAAAGTTATCCTTATTGCTCATGTCGATAGGCTTTGCCTGTCGGGAGGCAAGAGAGAACTGCACAGGATCCGACTGCCGCTGCTTTATCACCTGATTTGCAGCCGAAACAACGTTGTCATAAAGAGTTGCGCGTGCCGCATACCCCTCCCCTGTATCACCAGTATCCGGGCGTAATTGCTCAACATATGCTGTAATGCTGCTTGTCGGCATGTTGCGGAAAGAGCCTATATACTGTCCGGCGATCTGCGTATTCTTAAACTCGGTATATCGCAGGTTTCCTTCTCTGACTCCATAAGCTGCAATAAAATCATCCTCACCAGGTGGGTTAGGAAATTCAATGCCACGCATATACGCAGCCGTCGCATCGCGAACCCGGCTGTCGAGCATCGTTTTATATTCAGCCTGCTGTTGTCTGGCTAGTGCATCAGTCTGTCGCAACACGCTGGCCTGATCTGATTCACTTAAAGCATCGAACCAGGCTACACCGGTATAACGTTTATTTTTTGTCGGTAGCTGAGAAAGCCCCAGCGCAGCACTAACACCTGCAGTTAACTGCTGATCACTGTATGGCTGGCTACCGTTTTCATGATGGATAATGGCTGCACAAAGCGCCTTCAGGGTATCAGGATTTGATGCATCGAGAGGCTCATCAGCAGAAACGCCAAGTTGTTCGCACACTGCTTTGATATACGACATAGTGTCATTTTTATCAGTAGGCGGTGCCCAGCGATTAATTATCTCGCTGACGGTATCAATACCCTGCCGCTGATACGACATCAGGTTCCGCCCTAATGCACGAATACCGTGTTCAGGGGTTTCGAATTTGGCAAAGCGACCATCATCACCAGTCTGCCCAACCCACGGATTAGTTTTGCTGTATTCAAGATTGCCGGGGTTATTGTTGCGTATACCGCGGGTACGATCGGAAGAGCCACTATCTGCTACAGCACGGCGAGAACCAGCAGCAGTATCGCTTAACTCGCCGTTTTGCTGTCTTACCTGAAGATAGTTTGCTCCAATAGCATTTTGAGCAGTTGCTTTTGCTGTTGCTTCTTTAAACTCGATTTTCTTGGCCTGGATTTGCTCGTCACTCCAGCCATGTGCAATGCCGTAATCCTCAATTTGCTGGAAAGTTTGCTTATTAGCCAATACGTATGCGGCGTTGTCGCCATACAATGCTGCGGCATTTTTACCATTGTTCAGCAGCGTAGCCTGAAACTGGCCTTCTTCGTAGGCATTTATTTGCCCTATCTCGTGCCGCCCGGCCTGCGTAGTGAACTGAATGCGCTGCTGCTGCGCCTGCTGCATGAAAGCATTACGAGCCTGTTCATCCGGCAGCGACATAGCCAGTTGTTCGACCTGAGCATCAAACTGCTGCGTATACTCCTGACCTTTTCCAATAGCATTTTTCCCTTTCAGGTTAAGCAAACCTGTTTCAGGGTTATTCAGCAGATCGCTGCTTATCTGGCTTAAGCTAAGAGAAGCATCCTGAGCCATAGCAACATTCGCACGCTGTTTTGCCTGCGCAATAATACCTGCATATTGCTCTGCAACATCGCCAAGTACATCACCGACATTTGGTGTCTGAAACGATGAGAATCCCTGCGTCGAAATCCCTCTGCTCTGAACCTGACGGCCCGATGTTGTTGGTACAACTGGCATCTTATTATCCCCTTATCGACCGGTTGGAGTGCCAACAGCAGCAGAAATCGGCGCAGCCTTCTGAGAGAACGGGCTCCACGTTCCGCCGCCCATCTGGTATGCACCGTATGCTTTTAGTGGTGCCGTTAACAAAGTGCTGGTCATCGATGATTTAGCAGCCGACTGAGCAGCAGCCCCCTGTGCCTGAGCATTCATTCCCTGAACCTGATACCCATATGCCTCACGCTGAGCATTATTCACTGTCGTTAACGCATCAAGAGTGCCGAACTGAGCATTATCCGCAAAAACGTCAAGAGCTGTTCCGCTACTTAATTCCGCACCGGTAGCCCCCATAGTGGCCGCCGCAGTGCCTGAGCGTTGACGCATTTCACGACGACGCTGATCCGCTTCAATATTCCCACGATTGATTGAATCCTGTGCCTGAGCTTCAGCAATTTCAGCATTCCGATCAGCTATGGCTGACTGGTATTTTGCCTGCTTGCTCTGGCTGTACATTGACGCGGCTGTGGATGCCACTGTGACGGCAACCAAAGCGATGGCTGGGTTACACATTATTTTCTCTCCATGTGAAATCTGTGGAAATTAAGACCAAGAGCACCATAAGGCGCGGCTTCTTCAAGCCTGAATCCAAGCCAGTGCAGCCATGCTTTGGCAACATGGTTTCGCTCGTCGACGTAGTTTTCCAGGCGCGGATAAACTGCCAGCATCTGCTGCAATACAGGGCGGCAGTGGCGAAGAAATGTCTTCTGATATTTTTCAATACGGCTGGTTCCTACCAGCCAGGGCGTACCATTGCCACCGATCATTGACGCCGGAGATACGCCAAACATGGTTACCAGTTCTCCGTTCGCAAATCCTGACCAGGCCATAGTCGCAGTACGCAGACCAACACGCAGCGCATCTTCGGTAGTCATCAGTGATACCGCATACAGTTCGTCAATATCAGCCTGACGAACATCCGGCAAAATCATCTGAAGATGCTCTTCGGTTGCGGGAATAATTTGAACATTGATCATCAGAACCCACCAACAGTAAGGCGAGGAATAACGGCAAGAACAGACAGCGGCAACGGATCAAGCTGACGGATTTTTACACGTCCGTTTTTGCCCCAGTTACTGTCCAGTTTCACTTCTACTTTTCCGGTAGCATCATCAACAGGATCATCGTAGAACTCGAATTCACGCTGTGGATATTCGTACCATTTACCGCCGGGCGTAGTCGCCCAGATGCCGCGACTGGCATTCACAACCAGAGTAACGGACGGGATCACCTGTTTTTTGTCCAGCAGCGTTTCCTGTCCGTTAATGTTGATATCCAGTGTTTCGAATTCAGCAGTTATTGGCAGGCCGATGTGCACTACAGCCCCCGGTGATTCCAGCGTGACGGCACATCCGGAAACCACTTTCTGTGGTTCCACGTTCGCATCAGAGAGAATGTTTACGGTCTGGCCTTCAAGATGAGACAGGCCTCCAAATGTCCGGCGCGCCATCTGCCAGTTCGTGGTGGCCACATTCCTGAGGGATGGCGGGACGTTCCTGTTAGCACGAACCACTACAGCGGTATTGCTGGTTACAGAAATAATGTCGCAACGTAATTCTTTTGACACCTCATCGCCAGTATCAGGATCAGTTCCGGTATAAGGGAACTGTAGTTGCGCGCCGACATCACTACTGGTGAAGTACGCACCACCAGAAACACTGATTGTATATTCCGCGCGGTAATCCCATTCGCCAGAACCACCAGTGATGATCATCGTTCTGTCAGACGTATTTCTTCCATCATAGCTAAGGCCAGAATCAACAAAGAAAGCATCTTCATCGCTGGTAAATAAACGGCTGGACAGTCGCTCGATGTATCTCACTGTTTGCCCGTTAACGGTTCGGTTAACGACGAAATACACCGCATCTTCATTGCCTTCGCTGATACTGCATGTGCTTTCATATTTTCCGGTACTGGATTGTGGTGCCCATGCAAAAACCTGCTGATCACGCAAATAGGTCATCACCAGTAATTTACCGTCATCACGGATGCAGAAGGCGCTGGAGTAAGGGACTATTGAGAAGCACCAGTCAACAATGCTGTGCTTCTGAAAAAGATGATTGGCAAGGATAGTAAGGTCGTTCCCCTGATAGCCGTCAACATCGAATGAGTAGGCCAGATCACGGACAACACTGCCTTTCTCCTGGACGAACAGAGCAATATTCGCCACGGCAATTGGTGGGACATTGCTCGAGCCATTTGATCCCTGAGAGCTGAATGCAAATGATGATGGGGTAAGCACTTTGTTCTGGTCGCCAGTGATGACGTACTCACCTCCGGAAGTCAGCGCCACCAGCGAACCAACATCAATCAGGTGACGGATCTCATTAACCTGACGCCCGGCATAGGTGTAGATAATTCTGTCGTCATCCTGCGTAGGATTGCTTTTGCCAAAATCCTTATAATCCCCAGTACGGCTGGCCCAGATAGTCTGAGGGAACGCAGTCGATGCGGCGAAGTAAAGACGCTGTTGATAATAAACAACAGTGCCAGGATAACCATTAACACTGTTCCAGGCATATTTAGCCCATTTATAGCTGGCATTATCCTCGCCAACGACCTGCGAAGGGATATAGGAAATCACCTCGGCAGTTGCAGTAGTGCCATTTGCAGCAGTGATACGGGCAATGCCAAAACCACTGTGCAGATACTCCCACTCAATGCCAGTATCATCATCACCGGATCCGCCCCAGCCATCCCATGATGTGCCTTCTGTATGCGAAGGGCGCAAAGTACCTGTTTTGCCTGCTGTAACGGCGCGATAGTAGTTACTGTCTGCACGGCGAATATCGCCAATCGACGTACTCTTACTGGTTTCCCATACAGGTACTGAATCCACTGCAGGCTGTTCCAGATAGAACAATTTGCCTACCTGCTCCGCGCCAAAAATAGAGACGCTTGCCGTTAACGTAATTGTCCCGGTGCTGGCGCTGGCATAAACCGTCACTGACTCATCAATATTGATATCTTCAAATGGCCCGTTCTTCGTTACCACATCAACCAGTTGCCAGTTGTCATGCGCATAGCGACGCAACTCTTTCGGCGGGTATGCCGGATGAACAAGCGTAAGCACGTCTGCGCTTTGCGTGAATTTAATTCGGAACAGATCGGCTTCAGTATATGGCGTGGCAATTTCATAAATAACATTGCTGCTGTTCAGCACCAACGCACCATCTTTGATAACGCGCATGTACTGGTGTCCGAACTCCAGAGCATAGGTCTGAACCGTCGAGAACTGGAACGGGATCAGGCGGCATTTCCGATTTGGGTATTTGGCGGCACCGACAAAACGCGTACCAGGTCGATTCTCAACGCCGCCATACTGCCGCACGATAAAGTTATCGCACTTGCGCAATGCCACCTGGTACTTCGCCATGTCGATACGTCCGTACAACGACGGTCCAATCTCACCACCAGCAAAGCTGGGCTGGATCCAACTGATAGCCATCAGGACAACCTCGCAATGGTAAACTCGTCAACCGGTGGCTGTGGTTCCTGTGATTCATTCTGGCTATGCGAGCCAGCACTAAGAATCACGCGATTGTACATATTGAGAGCAAATGTACCGAGATCCGCATTCCCAGTCAGCGCCATGTTAATGGCTGCCGCAAGACGCCAGGCCAGCGCCTCCATAAAAATGGCATCAAACATGTTTACATCTGAAACGCGAGAGACATACTTGAGCCATGCCTGAGGCTGGTCTGTGTAGATCAACTTTCCTGTTCCGTTGGTGTCTGCACCAACTTCGTACTGAACGCGCATTGCTGCTGTTGGATTGCGTACACCAGGAAGCATAATTTCAGTAATGCGCAGACAATCTGACGGGTACTGGTACGCATATTCCCAGTCAGGCGGTGGATTGCTCGTATCTGCAAGCGCCACGCGTTTGGTAGCAAAGTTCCAGTCAAAATCAGAAAGCACAGCATCACGGCAGGCCTCAAAGTGCAGCGAACATTCCCCCGCTTCCTTGCTGGCTTCCGTCAGGCTGTTAATGCTGCGGCTGTTGCCAATATTGGACAGCGCACGATTACAGATCTCTACTACAGAGGCCATCACTCACCTCCGTTACCGTACAGAGTTTCAGCCGCTGATTTTTCTACATCCCCGGAAACAGGAGCGATCGCCATATCAGTGATCTGCAGATCGGCGCTGCGATTAACACCATCGTCAGTTTCTTTGGCAGACAGGCCTCGAATAACAGCCTTTGCAGTTATCATCACTTCTGTTCCGACGCCCTGAGGTTGCGCCTTCAGCTTATTCAATGTGTCGTTATTAAGAGTGATGCACAGCCCCCACGGGTATTCATCGCGAGTTCTGGTTTCTCCGCTCTCATCCTGGTAGCTGTCAGTGCCGGTTTTGAGGTTTACGAGTTCCATATACACTCCTGCAATAAAGGGGCCGAAGCCCCTTGTCTGATCCGCGAGGCTTACACGCCCAGTTCTTTACGCTTATCTGCGATCTTCTCGCGGAGCGTTTCGGCTTTGGCGTTATGGTGTGGCTTCTCGTTAAAGAGCAATTCGTACTCTTCACGGAGCTTATCCAGTTCACCATCATCTGACACGTCGTTGATGATTTTGGTGCTGGTTGCTGCCATTGACACCTTTCCTGCAACTTTTGCTTTTGCCTGTCTGGCTGCATCGTTAACAGGTTCCAGTGCGCTACCAGGCTCACCTTCGTATTCGATTTCTGCCCCCTCCGGCCACAGAGTGTTATGGATATGAGAGAGGCGCAGAACGCGGTATCTTGGTTTCTCACCTGACATCGATATCACCTTAACCAGTTACTTTTGAGCGGATCGGATACGGCGTATTGGCATCAACATCAAGACTGATACCAGCAGTGAATTCGCCAGCCGTTAGTGGGCCAGTTGCGACGGAGTAGTTAACACGCAGATATCGCTGAACACCGGCAGGCACCTTTGCAGAAACAACTCGTTTACCTGCTGTCAGGGCGGTCTTTGCCAGTGCGCCACTATCATAAATAGTGGTCCATGATCTGTTATTCTCACTCGTCTGCAACTGGATGTTTACAGTTGCATCACCGCTTGCTGCGGCGGCTGTGTTAACCAGCGCCCAAAACTCAAGCGGGTAACCCACGCCGATATCACGACGTTTTCCGTCAATTGGACCGAGATCGATTACGTCAGTAGAAGCCGCGGTATTCGTAACCGCCTGAGCTTCGGAGAACATCAACAGTTTGTCGGTGATCATCTTCTTTCTCCATTAGTGGGTCTGTTACGACCCACAGGTTAATAACAGGCGTTACACCACGCGGGCTTCTGTTTCCAGAAGCGCATCAGTTTCACGGATTGGTACACCACGGAATGAAGTCCACCACTCGCCTTCTGTCTCTTTTACGCTGATAGCCAGAGATGTTTTCTCCAGAGACTGCAGATCAAGAGCCTGGCCTACAGTGCGGTTCATGTAGAACACCGGGCGGCCCATGCCACGGTTTGGAATGCGATGTAGTGCTTTAACCATCAACTTCGCAATATTTGCGGCAGAGGATGGTTCTGAAAGATTGCTGACATCGATGTTTGCAATGCGAACAACATAACGCCAGTCACGCAGAGCAAGTCCGTTATCCCATTTGTAATGGGTGCGATAGCCTTCGTACTTGCCGCCATTAGCATCTTCCAGTGTCACCTGGCCTTTATCTTCCATCTGGATGCCAGCCTTCTGCCCTTTCGGGAAGATGCCATGCACGGTGTTTTCGCCCCACACCACTAACCAGATTGAGGTGTTATCTGTACCCGTGCCACCAGCATCAATGATGTTCTGAGCATTACCCGCAGACAGGCTGGAATAGCGGGAGGACAGTCCCATAAACTGCTGAGGGTTAACGCTGGAATCACCATAAAACAGCGTCTGCGCCATCTGCTGATTCATCGCTTCAATAAATGCGCGGTCTTCAGACAGGCGGAATTCGGCGGTATTGCCGTTCAGATCAGCCAGTGACTTATCGACTTCCGCATAGGTTTCCAGCATGCCAACGGAATCGGTTACCTGCACTGTGGTTGATTTGCTTGGCTGTACGCCATAGTTCAGCAAACGCCAGGTAGCTGAAGGTAAACCAGAACGAATGGTGGTTCGGTGTCCGGTAGGAAGGTTCCCTTCGACAAAAGGCATATCCTGAAGGATCGGGTTAGTTTGACCGAGAAGCTCGATAATCTTATCGACTTTCCCGTTTGGATCGACGCGCTTACCCCAGTCAGCCAGCGTTAGCGCAGTTAAGCCTTTAACAGCCATTGTCATTTCCTCTCTTATTTGCCATAGAGCACTTCGGCCGCACTACGCTGGCCTTCATTACCACCGGTGACCATGCCATCTTCAGACATCGCCTTTCCGATTTTCACGAACGTTTTGACCAGATCAGGGTGATTACCCAGCCCGGTGGTGTTCAGATATTCTTTGAGTTCAGGTGTCCCGAACTGGTCAAGCGCACGCTGTGCGGCGCTAAGGTTAGAAATCAACTTGTCGCCACCGATTTCTTTGTCGGCTTTTACATCCGCAGCCCACTGCTCGGTTGTTTTCTGCCAGGCTTCTGCCTGGCGCTGCTGAACACCTGCCAGAATCTTCGGATAAGCATCAACCAGCTTTTGCGCTTGCTCGTTGGTCAGGTTTAGTTCTCGCGCCACCGGCTCGAATTCCTTCAACGCTTCTGTATCCAGCTCTACGCCTTCGGCAGCCTGAAACTCGTACTTTTCAGGCGCACCCTCTGGTTTATCGCCGTCCTTTTTTTCATCCTGCTTATCGTTTTCAGGCTTTTTGTCATCAGCAGGTTTATCGCCATCAGCAACAGGTTGTGGCTTATCACCTTCCTGTTGTGATGGATCACCAACTGGAGCAGGGTTATCACCTGCAGGCGCTGACGGTTCTGACGCAGCCGGAGCTGCTCCACCATCGACTGGTTGCTCATTGCAAAGACGGCGATACAGCAAACGCTCAAATAAATTCATGATCACTCCTGTTCACTGGCCTCTTTGGCCATCTTCAAATACTGTTCAGGGCAATGCGCCATAACGCGCTGAAACAGTTCCAGCGCCAGATTGCGTTGCCCCTCATTAAATGCCATTGCCATAGCATCCATCGGAGAGATAGCGGAAAACACCCGGCCTTTCTCCAGCACCGACCAGACAACGCGACGCCCCTGTTCACTGCTCATGACAAAGCGAATGTCATCAATTTCACGCTGTGCCATGTCACGTTGCTTACGGGCGTTTTCTTCTTTCAGTTGATCGTCTTCGAAATCTGTCATTGTGATTGCCCACCCTGACCACTAACTGCATTCGCCATAGCTGACAAAACACTCGGATCCGAAGTTTTAGCTTCGCTTAGCGTCTTGGCACCCTGTGCCGCCGCCATCCCCATCGCCATCATTTGTTGCTGCTGTTGTTGCTGTGCCCGTTGCTGGCGAGCCTGCTCAACCTGTTCCTGCGGAACAATGACGGTTGGAGACACTCCGGACATATCAGCGAATGCATCGATCGCCTGATCAACGTTGAGTTTGTCGAGAGCTTCTGGTTTCGCTTGCGCAAGTTGACCAATGAAGTTAACCGTGGACGCCAGACTGGACAGGCCGATAGACTTCTGCGCCTGAGCCATGACGGAAATGTATTCGACCTTCAGGGGCATGCCTTCCATCGCGTCAGGCGGTGTCGGCAGCATGTTTTTACGCACCATCATCGAGAAAGCGCGGTCAATGAGAGGATTAAGACATTCGTCGTTCAGACGCTCCAGAACCGGCCCCAACATCAGAAGTTTTTCTTCTTTCATTTCGATCACCGCTTCAACAGGCATCGAGCGGGTATTGATGTTCTGCAACATCATGAACAGATCGACAAAGTAGGCGCTGTTAATGATTTGACGGGTGTCCTGAATGTCTGCCACCAAATCTGCTGTACTGGGGTTAACCAGATAAGCAGGCCTGAAACCATCCTGACCAGTAATCTGATCGATATACGTGATGTCGCCAGGAAGAAGGGAGGCACGCTGATTCTTGAGGGAAGTCGGAGCAACCATCGGCGGATTGGTGGCTTTATCAATCAACTGCGACTTGCGCTTCTGGAGAAGCTGCAATGCCTTAACAGGTCCAAGCGCCAGCATACCCGGGCATGATGATCCATAAACATCTTCGCCGTTAACTTCCCAGCGCGGAGCCATAATTGGAAACTCATCGAATCCGGACTCACGCAACAACTTGTCGTTATCGCCACCAACCTCGTAATAAACCGATTTGAATGGCTTGTTCTTGCTATCCAGCTTCGATGTATCGCGGTCAATGTTCGGGTAAACCGAATGCATCACTTCAATCCACTTCTCGTAGGTGCCGCTTTCCCACATGCTTTTTACGGATTCGCTGACGTTATTTAGCCCGAACTCCTGAACAAGCTGACGAACAGTCATAGAGAACTTGCGAAAACAGGTGTCCACACTGCCACGAGGTGAGTTAGCCAGGTAGTAACTGCCTATCGGGAATGGCATTGTGCGAATGATGTCCTCGTCATCCTCCAGCACCGCCATTGCACCAGTGCTGTATGTGCCGAGGCTTCCGTATAACTGCGGAAGAGACTGGTAGAGATTCGACTTATTGAACATATCGTTCATGCGGTTCTGAACTGCCTCAAGCCACAACTTAACAGGGCCATAGTCCATCATTTCAGGATCTGGCGTAGCCAGGCGAAACCACGGACGGGCGGGGCTTGTTATGCCTGACATCATGCCGCTGGCAAGAGTGCGCGCCGCCATAGTCCCGGTCGAATCAATAATGCGTGTATTGCGTCGATCGTTACGGTTAACCTCAGAAGTCAGAAAGCGGGAACCACGCGGGTTGATGTAATCACTCAACTCGCGCCAGTGCGGCTCGAACGACTGACGCTCGCTTTCAAGTTGTGCGAACTGTTTGTTCAATCGCTCTTTAGTTGTTTCCGCCATTTCAATGACTCCGGTTACTGACCAAGCAGCGTTTTACCGCTGGTATTAGCGGTTGATGTGTCGCCCTGAGAACCGGTAAGCAGCGTAGAACTACGACCAGCAGCAGCGCGACGGCGACGAGTTTCTTCGTCGCGGGCATCAACAACGGCGGCATCCTGCTCCTGTGGTGCTGCCTGAACTTCTGGTGTTGCAGGCACTGATGGTGAGCTACCCATGCACATATCAATGACTCCGTACGCAATTAAATTATTACCAATTTAACCACATATGATTTATTTATCGTAGGTAGTTGACATTTAACGCACAAATTATTACCTTTCAGGTAACCAAAGAGTTCATTCCGGTTACTAACCTGACTGGCTTGTCGTTAAATTGAACAGGTGGAGTGAGCTTTTATTTTGAGCAGTACGGCGTATGGCACATGCGCCGATAGCGGTCTGGATACGTTTAAGGGGCACCCTCCCTTGCTCGGGCAAACGAACCAGGTAGCCGGAATGTGCAAGTCGAGCGGTTTTATTCCGCGCACGGGGATTCACCATCCCGGCGATTCGGTGTGACGCCTCGGAAGAGACGAGGGTACAACGATGAGAGCATTTATGGAGCCGCGACAAAGTGTGGCGCCTTAACAGGCTAAGTGCTCTCAGCGTTGTGGCATTAGCTCAGTTGGACAGAGCAACCGCCTTCTAAGCGGTTGGTCGCAGGTTCGAATCCTGCATGCCACGCCAGAATCACGCCTAAGGACCGTGATGCCAGAAGTTCCAGGTGCTTGGCGGTGATGGTTTCCCTTGAAGGACTATCACCGCCCTTTTTACAGCAGGACGCCATTGCGATGACTTCATGCTGTAAACCAGTACAGCCACGGAAGGCATAACTCATTGCTTCCAGTTCGCCCGGTTCGTCCGGGCATTTTTTTAAGGTGAAAATCATGAAAGAGAAGACTGCAGCTGAGCGCTATGCCGCAGCTATCAATGCCGCGATGGCGATTGTAAACCTGCGTGAAGAGATTAAAGATCTCCTTGCAATTATCCATAACAACCTGACATGTACAGAGTTGCTTGGCGGTCAGTACAACGGTGAGGCGGTGAAGGAGGCATTTAAAAATGCCGAGGTAGGAATAATTCCAGCAAACTATGTCAAGGCTGAATGTGTGCTCCTAAAGGCACGAGTGAGTCTGCATGAAGATCCTGGTAATCTCGGTCGAACTGCAATGCGTTACGTGATAGACGAGTCGAATGCCAAACACAATCTACCGAAATAACACCGTGACATGTCACAAACAGACAGCCTATGAGCTGGCTTTGTTTTATCCTCACCAGAGGATATCAACGACATTATCCCCACCAGCGGATTAAGCATAGGGATCGTAATCTGTGATGGCCTTGCCTTGCTGGTTCTGCTGACCGGGAATTCGCAGACGCTTCGACACAGGGAACGCAAACGTCAGCAGTAGCGCATCGCCTTTACCAGGAGAACGCCCAAGTCGCTCTTTGATATCTTCCTTCGGTTCGATAACGATTTTACCGTCCACTCGAACTTTGTACTCTGCTGCCGACAGGTCGTCCGCTGTTTCCTGGTCATCCAGCATGCCGCCCAGCCTCAGCCATGTCTTGCATGAATTGAACATCTCCCCACGCTTGTTGAGCATCTGCGGGTCAGTAGACGCGCCACCGAACGGAACAAGTTGCCATGTACGACCCCATCCGTCACCGATTGACTTCAGACCGGTTCCGTAACCGAAGTCGATGAACACCGCGTCAGCCTGATACTGGTCTTCAAAGTCAGCGATACGCTTCGCCATAATCAGATCGTCGGTAGTCTTGTTGCCAGTCCACAGCACCTTACTGTGTAGCCCCTGCCGCAGGTATATCACCGCGTCATCAACGCCTGAATATGCCGGGTCAACACCGATTATCACCGGAGCATGCGCCACCTGCGCAGCGGTTACCACCCGTTTCATTGCCTCATCAGTAAGACCGGTAGGGATAAACTGCAATTCAGATGCATCAGGGAATATGCCGCGCACACGGATTTTAACGAAGTCGCTGTCTTCCCCGTAGTCATCAACCCATTTCTGCAACTGCTGTTTGTTAGTGCCTTCCACCGTTCGGCTGTCAATCTGCGCAGTTTTCCAGCGGTGTTTATATTTGCGGAAACATTCGCGGAAACGTCCGGTATTACGCGTCGGGTTTCCGAACGCCACCCAGATAATCTCAGTGTCTTCGTCCGTTAGTGCACCCTCGGCAACTTCCCACACCAGATCCGCAATGTTCGACGCTTCATCGAATACCACGATGATGCGTTTGCGCTCGTTGTGTAGTCCGGCGAATGCCTCAGTGTTGTGCTCAGACCAGGGGATTGCGTCAGCTCGCCACCGCTTGTCGTGCCCAGGATCATTGCTGTACATCGCGGTAGCGGTACAGGTAAACCAGTCTTTCGTGATAGCAAGGTTCGACCACTTGATAATTTCCGGCCAGGTCTTCGTTCGTAGCTGGTTGTCGGTGTTGGCGGTCACCACGACCTTACAATCCTCGCAAGTGGACATGCCCCAGTTGATCAGCATTGAGATGAATGCGGATTTACCAATACCGTGACCCGAAGCACGTGCCAGCATAAGCGGCTGATAGCGCGTCTCTGGATTCTGCAGGTGATCACGTATCTCTCGGAACGCATCAGCCTGCCACTGACGTGGGCCGGTAGCATGTGCCAGTTCAGTCCCCTCTTCCCCCCACGGGAACGCATAGAGGGCATAGCCAAGCGGATCGTGAGTGAACCCTGCAATATCCTCGATCAACTGCTCTTCAGGAGATAACGCTGTATCTGTCACTGATTACCATCCTGACGTTCTTTGAGTCGCTTCCTGGCTGCTGCTATGCGATCAGCAATTGTCACATTCACATTAACATCCAGACGTTCTTTGAACGCGTTGACATCAACATGCTTACCAATCAGCTCAAGGTTCTTCACCTTGTCAGGCCATTTAATTTTTTTGAGGATTGTCTCTATCGAATCCTCGTTCATGTTCATGATGGTCGATGACAGATCAAAGCCACTAAGCGTAGTGCGCCAGATTTTCGGCCACTCACGGATTGGTTTAAGGCTCCCATCGTCGTTGAGGATGTCGATCACGTCCATCTGGTCGATCTCCACCAGGCGCATGAGAACGTAATCAGCACTGACGCGCATTCGTTTGTTGCGCTCCTCCATCAACTCGGCAATCCGTTTTTGAATGCGTTCATCGCGCATCATGACACTGGCTTTAACTGCCGCTGTATTTGGGGAGAATCCTGCGTTAATCGCTGCCTGAGTCTGGTTTTCAGGCGTTTTGATGTATGACTGGCAATAAGCCTCCTGCATTGCTGTTAGTGGCTTAAATTGCGTTGATTTGCGTTTATAGGTTTTAGGTTCAGCAGGCATCATAACCACCGTGGTAATAGTTACCGTTGTGGTAATAGTACCATGCAAAATAAAGCCGCCATAGTTGGCGGCAGTATTCAAAACCCATCAAATTCATCATGCATAATCTACTCGTGACATGTCACACTATTAATTTCGTTTCATGCCAGCCTTTAGTCACCCAGCATTGCGAGTCACCATTACACGGGCATGAATTAACTGGAACTCTCTCGCCGCACTTACCGCAACATTTTCTGCTGATCGATTTTATACGCCCGCGCACGCGTGCATCATCCTGGCGGATCAGTAACGCGATGTACTCGGCCATTTCATAGGGATCGCGACCAGGGCGCCGGGCGGCGCAGTTCCGCGCCAGCATTTCCTGCTCCTGCTTATCCAGCACCAGTTCAATTTTGCGCTCACCGGCGGCGGACTGCCGAGCGCGCTGCGCGGCTTTGCGTTCTGCGGGGGATTTAGCCACGAATCGCACTCCACGCCAGATTGATTAATGACTCCCAGGTAATATAAACCCGGATACCAGCAGCCAGGCCGAAACCAATCACCATGGCATAAAGCAGAGCGTTGCACTTGTTCATCACTTCACCTCCTGCGGCGGTTCTGGTAGCGGCATCCAGAACAAGGCGTTCCCTAACCACGATAAAGTGCCGTCGCTCAACTCCACGTATTCCCCTTGTACCTGTCCTGCCATATACTCGCCGTGCTTTGAATAAATTAAAATCCAATCATCTTGAGGGGGCATTCGCTCACTACAGCTTATCCAACCATCCGGAGTCACCGGAAGCGAGAACGGCAGCACATCTCTGTGAACAAGTTTTTGCTGTGACAGGTTATCCAGAACTTTCTGTACTGCTGCATCACCGAATACACCAAGCGCATCTGCCATAACTCCTACAACCTGATAAGCCTCAGCGCATACCGTGGATAAACCATCCGGAATATCCGGATAGTTGCCTGCCAGTCTACGCAAAACAGCCTTAACAGCCTCAATACGGTCATCATCGTAACTTTCCGCCGTATCTATGCGGTCGAGCATGATGATTGCGTTATCAATATCAGGATTGCCGGTCCACTCATTACCGCGATTGGATTCGGCAGCCTGGTTGCCGCGTACTGGTTGATTGTCGGCTTTACCCAGTCTGTCGTCGCTGCATGAATGCCCTTCCAGCCAGGCCAATGCTTGTCGCATGAAATACGCAATATGTTTGCCGTGGTAATCGTCTTCATCGATGTGAAAAGCGATACTACGAATGTATTCAATTGCGTTTTCAATGGCCTCTAACGCTATCGGCGCTGGCGGAGTGGTATATAGTTTTCGACATTTGTATATCCAACCGGCATGGTCAGGCGTGTCTGTAAAACGCAAATCGTCTTCGTAGCACTCACGACTACGTTCTTTCCATTCCGTCCACGGAACACCGCTATTCCAGGTGGGGCGAGTGCAGGACTGATACAGAACAGGCTCTGCTTCCAGCGATGCCAGAGCAATTTCATAAGCCAGGCGCTCAATATTGTCTCGCACGTCCAGGCTGCCGATTCGCTCTCTGATTTCTTTAATCAGTTCTTTGTCGGTAAAAGTTGTCATGTGTTAGTCCTTATCCTGCTGTGCTTTCAACTGATGAGGGGAACAAAATCTTTTCATCAAACCCTGCATTCATATCATGAACAGCAACACACCAATCCATTGACGAACGATTATCAAGAGCCTCCATGATTTCATCCATGCGGCGCAGGTCATACAGGTAAATGCTTTTATCGCCAATGGTGTAAAAACCAATTTTTTTCGGTGATGGGCAGCGATCAAGAACGTCCTGTAATTCATTCAACCATGCCCGTTCTTTTTTTGTTAAAGTTGCCATATCACTCTCCTTTGATGCGAATGCCAGTGGTACTCATTCTCCTGATTTCCCAGAGCACACGAGGAACACCACCGTTTCCGACCGGATCGCGTTTACTCCGCAGGGCGACGCTTGATTCCGCCCAGCTTTTTCTTGGAGGAAGCTCTTTCACACGAACAAAACCAGCTGCGCGAAGAGATGCTCCTGATTCATCTGCCCGGGTGTACGTAATACAACGTTGATAACCCATAGCTTTTGCTGCCCGCCAGACAGCACCATAAAGCGCGCTGTTAGCGTTGCGTTCTCCTGTGGTACATGTGCGATTTACTTCAAGCGTTAATCCATCGTCCAAATGTCGTGCAACAGGTCGACCGGCTGTCGCCACACCTATCAATTCTCCGGCATCATTTCTCAGACCAATGCTGAATTTATGCCCCACCGGGGGTTTATTGTGTCGGTGATGTCTGGATATAAATGCCTTCGCAACACGAAGAGTAACCGGTGAAATCTGCACTCTCACTCTCCTTTGATACCAATGTTTACAGTCTGGCAAGCTTCTCTGAGCACCCAGTCAATAGCGTCTTTCCATGCTCCGGTTTCGACTGACGGATTTTCACGCTTAACCTGTTCATAGAAGCGCACTGCTTTAACCAGTCCTTCCGGTACTACTGGCGATGGCTGTTTAGCTTCTAAATCAGCAATTCTGTCAACCACGGCATCGACAGCATCTGAAAAGCCGAACCAGTTACTCCACTCCGGTCTGTCCCCGGTTGCTGCAAAGTACATATCAGCTAAAGCAGACTCAGCATGGTCACGCTCATTGATGAGTTGCTCTTCGCTTTTCTCCAGTTCAGCAATACGATTACTTCCATCCGAGATAACACCTTCGTAATACTCACGCTGCTCGTTGAGTTTTGATTTTGTCTCCTCAAGCTCAACACGCAGCTTCCCTACCGTTAGCGCAATATCCTCGTTCTCCTGGTCGCGGCGTTTGATGTATTGCTGGTTTCTTTCCCGTTCATCCAGCAGTGCAAGCACGGTAGCCGGATTAGCCTTGGCAACAAAATCCCGGACTGGCTTACAATCAATCTCCGCAATGGGTTGATACGATGTGTAGCCATGCTGTCTTGTATAACTACCGTGACGAATAACGAAAAAATCACCATTTATTTTTTTAGCCTGCCACTTATCTTCACCGGCTTTCTCTGCCGCTTCACGCAGTGCATGATAGTTAATTTTGTTCACTGGTTGCCTCCTTTGCGAAGCTCTGCGGCAAAGTCAACTAACCACTCGGTCATTTCAACCTTCCCTACCAGGTCTGAACCAGGAAACATACAGCAATCACTCTGCGCCGCTTTGAAATCCTTATACTCATATTCCTGAGCCACCAGATTTTTTGCAGCTTCTATAACAGCATCCACCCCCTGCGCCCGTACTTCAGCCAGGAAAGCGTCGGTGGCTTGGGTTTCGATATCGTTAATTTCAGGAAGAATCTCTTCCCATGTAGCGATATCGCCATTCAAATGCCATCCGGCAATTCCACTGGAGTTATCCGCAACACTGCGAACGGCTTCAATAGTTTCATGCATTGCCGCATTCTCCGCTGCCAGCGCCGAAAACTTCTCGTGTGCCAACTTAACAGCCGCATCAGCCTGCTTAATTGACTCAATCGCTTTCTGCTGGTCTTCGGCCAGCGCATTAGCACGCACCAGTTGCACTTCCAGTTGCGTTGCCAAATCGCTGATCAGCTTTGCCACACTGCGCATATCAACGGCACCACATTCTGCTTTCAGTTCCGAAGCCATCTCATGCCCGGCGGCAACTAACCCTTTGATATTACTTTCCATCTTTACCCTCGCTTATCCACATAACTTATTGATTACATTGATAACTAAAAAGATCGTCGATTCAGAACTCTTCGATGTTCCAGCCACCACCTGCTTTCTTTGGTTTAACCGTTACCCCGATGATTCGGAACGGATACTGATCTGCGGCGACTTTGGTTTTCACCCTGGCGTCGTCGGTCCAGAAACCTTTCACTTCGTGCAGTTCCATCTCTCCGGTGGCGAGCATCACAGCGAAATCGGGCGTATAGAACGTGTTGTCAGCTAACCGCAGCTTGATACCCTCGAATCGATACCAGGCGATTTCCCCTGCACGTTTACGCTGCTCAAGGTGCTGGCAATACGCAGATTCTGTTTTGTTCATCTGGCCTGTTTTGAGTCGACCAAGAGCCTGTATCTGTTTTCTCATGATTTACCTCTAAGGTAATTGAAAACCATATAAGACACGAAATCAATAGAGTTTAGAATATTTTGTTACCTTGTAGGTAATTGTTGAGGCGTAAAAAAATGCGCTATCGCGCTGGTATTACTTGATAAATCCTGCCGCCTTTCCCCGCCTGTATTCCTCCATCAGCCACTGCGCCGGTGTTATTCCCCCAAGGGTGGCGGCGTTAGGCATGCACCCGAAACTTCGCCCTGGTGGATGGTAAACGTCTCTCCCTGTGTCCGGAGGTGTACTCATGGGCTCTGGCTTTGCCTGTATGCTGATCACCGGATCGGGTATCTGCTGTCCGGAAGCCACCTTTTTCGCCCAATCATCGAGCAGCCTGCGCGCGTGTTTCTCAACCTCACTCTCGCTAAGCTGGCGCTGATACATTGCACGACGGGTATCACATACGACCCAGTACATAACCGGATGCCGCCACGGGAATCTTTCGGGACCACCAGGATATAAACTTTTTTCCTTGCTGTACCGGTGAAACTCCGCCATCACATCGTCAATGGTGACGCCAAGAACCATCTTGCTGTCTTTGCACCACTTGATGAATTGCCCTGGCGACGGCCAGAACGGAGATTCACTGGCGCGGGCGTGGCGCATACCAGCGTTAACCTGTTCCATTGTAGTGATCCCATTCTCCAGAAACGCAAGCATCCATTGCTTACGGAATTCATTAAGTTTGTTCTGCTCCCTTATGGTCGAAACGCTTGCAGGAAATGCAGCCTGTAACTGGACAAATAGTTCATTGAAAATTCTAGCAACCTGCTCCTTTTTGCCATTGCTGTCACGCCGCTCTTCATGCACAGCAACACCATGCTCACGTAAGCGATCGTACTCATTGAGAAGTTCTGGAGTTGATTTCATCCCACACCCCTTCTATCCAGTCAGTGTTATTCCAGTCAAGCTCATCGCTTTTCCCGGCATTTTTTGATTTTCCCCTGATATGATTTACGTGCCTGGCGAATTTTTGTTCCCACTGAACCTGCGTGAACACTTTGCCCTCAGCCATCCAGTAATCCCGGAATGCAGCAAGTTCAGCAGGTGTAAATTCCGGTTCCGGCAGGGCCGTTCCCCACAGCGCAGCACGCCGCCGAAAATCTGGCGACGGTAGCCAGCCATCTGTCATCGGAAATTTCCCGATGGGTTCACTCAGGCCATCCAGAAATTCAGGTTCTGCCACCTGCAACGGCGTACTGTTCGCTTCACTGGTCGGAGCACCCTCGCGCACGTGCGCTATGTGTGGGGTTTTATATATATCTTCCTCTTCCTCTTCCTCTGGTAACTCCTTTTGTAACGCTGTTGGCGTTACTTTTTGCGTTACTCGTTTTCTATGCTCTGCCACTCTTCTATTCGTAAGTGCACGTTTTTTCGATGATTCTCCATTATGTCGCTCAAAGTTTGGAAGAATTAGTTTGCCGTCATGATAAGCAAGCCATCCGACGCTAATGAGGGCGTCAGCAAATCCTGTAATAAAAGCGAGTCTATCAAGTACTCCTTTTGTAACGCTGCCAGCGTTACCGTCTATTGTTTGCTGGTCAGCCCATGCCCATATACGAACCAGCTTTCCAAGAACAGCATCTGGATCAATACCCAGAATTTCTGCTATCTGAAAAATTTCAGGTTTATCAGGAGTGATAACTTCAACCTTAATCCAGCTGCTTGCCATAGGTTTCCCCTCTTGCACTCTTTAGTGCACAAGCAAATTCATTACGATGGCGGTTGGCGCTATTCATTGCACATTCAACACATGTTCCGTTCAGAACATACCTTTCAGAGAGATGGCCGTGACGGCACCGCTTTCCTGTGAAATAGCGATTTAACCCGGCTTTTGCGGCCTCCATTCTGGTTACTATCTTCAATTTTTCCGCCCCTTTTTGTTATTGATATTGACTATTTTGCACAATTGGAAAATTTGATCAACCAGATTTGGTTTTTTATTACCCTTAAGGTGCGAATAGATATGAAAAGACCGCCGGATGGCGGTCTACAGAGGGTTGTGGCTGGATATCATGAGTAGAAGAAGTATGCCAGTTCTGCTTTTGAGCGCAGCCATTGTCTTGTTTTACAGGCTTTAAAAAGCCCATTCATCAATACTTTACCTGGCATTTTGCGCTTGCCTGTTAAGTGAGTCTGGATATAGTGACTCGTCGTTCCGGCTTCCTGTGCGAAGGCTTCACGCTCATCCGGAGTAAGTGCAAGCCAGTGCTTTTTGAAATCGAAATGTCCGTTATCGCTCATAGCTATTGCCCTGTCTCTTATACACATCTGACGCTGCCGACGATATGCAGTGTGTAGA